CCGGTGGAGAACACCGGCTGCGGCCCCATTTTTATTTTGCGGAGAGAGGGAGTGAGGACATGAGAGCAAGAGAATACGCCAGCTGGGATAACCCCCGGTTTGCGCCTATGCGGGAGCCGATGCGCCGGGTGATGGAGGCATACGGCAACGCGGAAAAGTGGTTTGCGGACATCAAGGATCGGGTGCTGTGCGACATGGGGATGGTATTCCTGTCGGACGCCATTCACCGCTTGGAGCATAAGCAGCCGGAGCGGGTGGACGCCTTTGCGGACATCCCCCACGACTACCACCTGCGCTTGCCCTACCCCGGTACGCCGGAACTGGACGAGGACTTTGACAACGACCTCGACCGGGTATTCGAGGTGTGCGTGGCCATTGTGGACGGTGTAAACGAGGCACTGGGCGGATTTATCCGCGCCACGGCGGATGGGGAGTTTAACGCGCTTTCCCTGAAGGCGGAGGAGCTGCAAATCGCCAACACCGACGACAGGCGCAAGCTGCTCCAGGCGTGGGCGATGCTCGATAACGGAGGCATGAGCCGCGCCACCTTTGACAGCTGGTGCAGAAAACTGTTTGAAGGCGGTGAGGACGCATGAACACGCTGAAAACCAAGGCCATGCCCAAGAAAATGTGCGCCAGCGGCACGCTGAAGGTGACGCAGCGGCTCAACGAGTACGAGTTCGGCGTGGAGCTGTGGGTCATGCGCGAGGACGAGAACCGCAACAAGTGGTCGTACCAAAACCTCGCGGAATATTACAAGACCTTTGTGGGACAGCCCATTTTGGTGGCCTATGTCGGACGGCAAGTCGGAGACGGACACAACATGGCCAAGCGCCGCGACCCGGAGACGGGGGAGGAATACTACTCCTTCATGGACGGGACGGCGGAGCGCATCGTGGGAACGCTGTCCGAGGACGAACGGGACTTTACCCTTGTGGAGAGGGATGGTCATACATGGCTCAAGGCGAAGGGGCGGCTGTTTGAGTTTTACGCCCCGGAATTGGTGGAAAAGATCCGTCGGCAGGGAAAGATGGAGATTTCCGCAGAAACCAATGTGACCGAGAGCCACAAAGAGGGCGATGTGGATGTATTTACCAAGTGGACGGGGCTGGGCGTGACCATCCTCGGCGACCGGGTAAACCCCGCTATTCCGGGGGCAAGCATCGCAAAGCTGGCGGCTATGCAGGAGGAATTTAAGAGTTTGAAGCTGCGGGCCGCATCGCTGCACACAGCCGCAGAGGGCAGCGGGAAAATCAACAAGAAAGGACTGAAAAGAAGCATGAACAAGCAAATGATGGAAAGCGTGCAGGCCAAGTTCCCCAACCACAAGCTGATCGCATTGAGCGAGGACAGCATGAGCGTGGGTCTGCTGGACGCTTCCGGCAACCTTTTCAGCTACACCTTCAACGCAGAGGATAACGGCGAGGTCATGGAAAGCCGTATCGCGCCCTGCGCGGCACGCATCGTTTTGTCTGCCGGGGAAGTGGAGCTGAACGCCGATGTGGCGGATGTGGTGGCGTACACCGTTTCCGCCGCCAAGACGGAGAACGGCGAAATCAAGCAGCTTTCCGAAGAGCTGAACGCCGCTCGTGAGCAGATCCGCGCCATGCAGGAGGCGGAGAGCAAGCGCCGGCTGAGCGTGTGCAAGGCGACCGCCAAGGCCACACTGGAGGCATTCAACGCCAACCGCAAGGAGAAACTGTCCGAGGCCGCGCTGAAGGACATCAACGAGAACATTGAGTCCGGTGTGTATGCCAATTCCTGCGACAAGGACGGCGCATGGCTGGGCGAGAAGATGGTACGCAACGCGGTGCTGGCCGTTTGCGGCGAGGCCGTGATGGAGGCAGACCGCAAGGCTGCCGAGAGCCGCAAGAGCGCCTTTGCGTGGAACAATGCCAAGGGTGACGGCGCTGGTGACAGCGGTATTGAGGGTATGCTGAGCCGCATCGGCAAGGCGTAACAACAAGAACTGAAAAAGGAGTGTGAATACACATGGCTTACATTGCTAAGACCGCATTTTGGCCCCGCGTGAGCGACCACGTTTTCGGCGAAACGCTGAATATCACCGGCAAGTTCGTCAACGCGAGCGGCGATAAGGAGACCTGCTCCGCCGGTTTCCTGTGTACCAAGAAGGAACTGATGCCCTGCGAGGGCTATGAAAACCTCGGCCCCGCCAGCGCGCAGGTGACCATCAAGAACGGCAACAGCTGGCTGATGCAGAGTGCCGCCGGTGCCGTGACCAGCGAGGGCGACGGCATTTATGCCTGCAACACCTACGAGGTGAACATTCTGGAGGATCCCGTTACCGGCAACCGCTACAAGGTGGCTGCCAATACGCTGGGGCTGCCCGCCCCCAAGGACTACCCCGTGACCTATACCCGCATCGTCTTTGACGGCGGCAAGATTTACCGCTTCGGCGAGGGCAACGTGAACGGCACTGTGGGCGCAAAGACCTTCTTCACCATCAAGGACGGCCTGCTGATCCCCGCCGACAAGCCCACCGCCGCTGGTACGCCCTACTTCAAGCTGCTGGGCAACGGCAACTTCACCGAGGGCGCGGAGGGTTCCTTCGGCTTCTATGACCTGGAGGCCTGCAAGGTGGATACCGTCCCCGTTGGCGGTTGAGAGAAAGGAGAGTGAACAAGAATGGCTATCATGCTGAACAGCATCAATCCCGAAATCTTTAACGGCAACAGCGCCGAGTTCAACGGTGTGGAGCGCAAGAGAGCCGACATCGTGACCTGCGGCCGCCTGCTGATGCGGGAACGTCTGGGCCGCGACGAGCGGGTGCTGATGACCGCCGCACAGCGCAGTCCCATGGAGTTTACCGCCATGCTGTCCGACGGTGAGGAGGAGAAACGCCGCAGCTACGCATCCGTCAACCGCGGCTTGCAGCACGACCTGCTGCTCTTCTGCGCAGAGCGGTGCTGCTCTATCAGCGGCGAGACCGCACCCGCCGACATGAACGAGTTCCGCCGAAACCAGCGGAAGTTCCTGTCCGACAGCACCTTCCTGAAGCTGCTGGCGGGCATCACCACCGAGATCGTGACCCCCATGCTGCCCACCGTCATGTCCTCCGGCCTTGGCTGGCTGGCGGAAATGCACACCGTTCCCCTGGGGCAGACCAAGGAGCTGGATATCATGTCCAACGACATCTTCCTCTTTGAGGACGATAGCTGGGGCGCCTCCCGCTCCAAGCCCGTGAACACCCTGTACAACAAGACCGTGACTCTGAACCCCCGTCTGCGTACCGCCCGCGCCAGCGCCAAGTGGTATCAGCTGGTGGGCAACGACGCCGACCTTGGCCGTTTCTTCAACGCCATTGCCGCAGGTTGGTACTCCAAGTTCACGGCTATGTGGGTGCAGCAGATGGTGAAGCTTTCCGGCAACACCGCCGCTATCCCTGCCAACATGACCTTCACCAACACCTCCGCTAACTGGGTCACTGCCGCCAAGCGCGTGGCGATGGTCAACGGCACCCGCTACCGCAACGTCATTGCGCTGGGCGATGCCTCCGCACTGACCAAGGCGCTGCCTTCCGGCGTGGTGAACGCCAGCACCGTCAATCTGGACGCGGCTCTTTCCACCATGCTGGGCGTGGAGTGGGCCAAGTACGGCTATCTGGGCGAGTACATGGGCATTAACCTGATGCCCATCGACAACGCCATTGTTCCCGGCACCCAGAACACCACCGTGGTGGAGATGGTGCCCACCGACAAGATCTGGCTGGCGCCCATTGGCGGCTACAAGCCTGTGGCCATCGGTGTGGAGGAGGGGACTCCCATCACGATTCAGCTTTCTCCCAGCGAGACCGCAGACGGCTCCATCGATATGGTGGTGTCCATGAGCATCGACGCAGTGCCGTGCATTGCCAACAAACTGGCGCTCATCAACGCCTGACAAATGCACAACAGGGGATGGGGCGAAAGCCCCTCCCCGGACATACGGATTTAGTTTAACCGGGAAAACGGCGGTCTCCAAAACCGCAGTTCGGGGTTCAAGCCCTCGCGTCCGTGCCAGATGAAAACGTTGGATCGTTTTCGCCCGAAAGGGAGTTTATGGGGGCGAAAGCCCCATACGGAAATGTAGCTCAGTTGGCAGAGCATCTGACTGTTAATCAGAGGGGCGCAGGTTCAAGCCCTGCCGTTTCCGCCATATAGGACTCCTCGCACCTCCTGAAAAGTGTGTCCCAGAGGAGACGTTATCTCAGCAAAGCTTTGCAAAGCAAATAAAAGGCAGTGCCGGGAAACCGGAGGGTGTGCAATACGTTAACGTGCAAACGGGGCAGAGGTGGGAGCCTTGATGTATTGCGGCAAATATTGACAAGCGACCATGGTGGATCTGAAAGGAGTAGAAACATGGGAACGGAAAAGAATAGCAAAAACAAACTGGCGGCGCAAATTGCCGCAGAGGACGCGGAGGAGGATCAGTTCATGGTTCCGATCCCGGCCAACGTGAAGGAACACGAGGACACTGCGGCGGCAAAACGCGAGAAGAAAACGGACGCTGCCAAGAAAAAAGAGACAGCCGCGCCGCTGTACACCGCCGAGCAGGTGCAGCAGATGATGAAGGAAGCCGCTGCCGCCGCCGTGGCCGAGGCTATGAAAAACCTCCCCCAGCAGCCGCAGGTGGTGCAGGTGATGGCGGACACGGAAAAGGTGGTACTGCGGTGGATGGCGCCGGTGGCGGACGACAACGTGGCGGTTTTCGGCGCAAACGGGATGTACGGACAAGTCACCGGCAAGAACGGCACGGTGATCGTGCCCAAGGGCGAGTGGAGCCGGTTTTATGACGAGACCATGCGGCGGTTTATTGACCGGCGGTGGCTGGTGGTGCTCTCCGGCATGACGGACGAGGAACGGATGCTCTACCACTGCGATTACCGCAAGGGCGAGATCATGGACGAGAAGGGATTTGCCAATATCTTCCGCATGGGCGAGGAGCTGCTGCCCTACTTCGACGCGCTTTGCACCGAGCACCAGGAGATGGTGGCGCGGAGCTTTTGCGAGGCGGCGGAAAAGGGCGAGCTGGACGGCGATTGGCGTCCGCTGGTGAAAAAGCTCAACACCATGAACAAAAAGCGGTATAAGGACGCGCCGGAGAACGACATCCGCCGCAAGGGGATGTTCCGCCCGGTGCTGGATGCACTGAACAGCGCAGAGGACGAGGACTAAAGGGGCCGAAATCGACCCCTTTAGAAGAAACACGAAAAGGAGGGAGTGTATGGGAACCAGTTGGAGCGAGATCGTCACGGATCACGCCATGGTGGAGATAGACGATGTGCGTTTGCAGGAGGCGGCGCAGGAAAACGCGGCGGCGTTCCTGCGAAAAATGTCGCTTTATATGGTAAACGCCATCCCTCTTTTTAATATGCCGCCGGAAATGAGTGACTGGCTGCAAGAGGGAATTACATTCCCGCAGTACGGAGACTTCTATTGGGAGAGCACGGTGCAGAGCACCGGCGAGGAGACCAAGGTGGACACCGGCATGAAAGGCTATGCGCTTTTCTCCTGCGCCATTGTGCGGCAGGACGCGGCGGGGGTGACATACTACGTTCCCTACCGCCAGGCCGTGTACGACCCGGAAAGCGGCACGGTGACTTTCCCTGTGCAGGAGGAAAGCGGGACACACTATACGCTGGACTTTTACACGGACGGCGCGTTTGCCCAAGAGCTGACCATGCGGCAAAAGCGCATCTTGGGGATGTGCGTGGCGGCAGTGTGGGACGAGCGGTTCTACGGCCATAACTGGTTGAACGACCAGATGAAGGTGAAGGATGCCAGCTTTGAGACGGTAAACGAGGGCACCTATATGGAAAAAGGATCACAAAAGCACCAAAAAAACAGAGCGCGGCTGATGGACGAGCTGCACAAGTACGAGCAGGACTGCACCCATCTGAACGTGGTGCGGCGCGGCAGAAAAAGCACCGGGAGAATGCAGTTTGTCTAAAAGCGCACAGAGATACAAGGGGGTGAAAGGCCAATGTATGACATGAAAACGGGATTGGGAAACGTGGGCGCTGGAGGCGGCGCGCTGACGGGCGATTCCAACCGACCTAAGGCATACGATGACCGGAAAACCCCTTATTTTGCTGACGCGACAGGACGGTTTATTGCTCAATATGCCAGATATTCCACCAACCACACGGCGGCGCGGATGCAGGGCATGGACAGCGAGGACTTTTACGCATGGTCGGATCAGTTTCTCAGGCTGGCAGACGTAAACAAGCGAGGCGGCGCTATCGACCGGCCAACAGACGGCTATAAATCCTTTGTGGTGGAGGCACAGGCCGTGGAATATGTCCCGGAGGGTGCCAAGGTGGAGACTATGGGCAGCACCTGGCTGGTGACGAATCCGGCCAACATTTCAAGCTCTGTTGGAAACGGCATCATGCGGCGGTGCAACGCCACATGGAACCACCTGGACTGGTACGGCAACATCAAAAAAGAACCCGTTGTGGTGGAAAAGCCGTCCATGAACGCCACGGCCAATGATTTCCAGGAGACGGTGCTGCTGATGCAGGGGTATTTCAACCTCATTTTGCAGTTTAACGATGAGACGGCGGAGCTGGATGTAAACAGCCGATTGATGCTGGGGAGATCCGTCTACCAGATCACAGGCTACTCGGAGGTATCGGAGGAGTTCACAGGAAGAGAGGACAGCGTTCATCTGCTGCGTTTCGCGGCGCGGATCAAGGAACCGGATAAGGAAAAGGACGATCTGGTAAACCGGGTGGCCAACGCCTATCCCTTCCACTGGCAGGTGGATGTAGCAGGAACGCCCGCCATGAGCGGCGGAACGGAAGCACAGTTCACCGCAAAAAGCACCAGAAACGACGCTGCGGCGGACGGTGACACAGCCCATCCGGTGCATTACCTGTGGCAGAGCAGCAACGAGGGCGTATGCACCGTGGACGCAGCGGGCAAGGTGACGGCGGTGGGCGCAGGAACATGCCGCATTACGGCGACAGTGGCCGAGAACAGGACGCTGCAAGGCGAGATGACCGTGACGGTGGAGGAGGGCTTCACCGGCGTGCGCTTTACCGAAACGCTGCCGGAGCGTATGCGCCCCTTTGAGACGGCAGAGATCGGCGCGGTATATGTGGAAAACGGCGCACAGACGGATAAAACGGTCACATGGCGTTTTTCCGGCGCAGACGAGACGGCCTATGGCGCAGAGGTAAAGGGAAACCGCGTGACCATCACCTGCTGGAGCGGCAGCGCACAGCCGCTGACGGTGACGGCGGCATACGGGGAGGAACAGAGCAACGGTACTGTGGTATTGGAGGGATATTGAGATGGGCAGACCTATGTGTGCATTCGCATACCGAAAGCGGCGGGAGATCACGCTGCGATGCCGGAACCAAAATGGAGAGACCAACTACTGCTGCTATCAATACTACTGCCCGCAGACGGGACAGTATGAAAACGCAGATGAACGGCGGACATGCCGCCTGCTGAACAAGGAAGAAACCGCCATTGTCACGCTGAAAGGAGAGGAAAACAATGGAGAAAATGAGCGCCAAATGGCTGACGGAGTGCAGAACGTACATGCCGCTGATGAAAAAAACGGAGCTGGCAAGCCGGTGCGCAGAAAAATGTCTGGAAGAGGTAAGGATCACGACAGAGGGAAGGGCGGCAGGTGATACGCCGGCGATGTACCGGGAAAACGCGCAGAAAAAGTCCAGATACCTGATGGGCATTTTGCTGCGGTGGTATCTCAAACGGGATTTTGAAGGCGCAGAGGGCGAGGAATGGCTGGTAAGCGCAGACGACTATGACCGGTGGGCAGGCGAACACCTGATGCACCAGATCGAGCGGATGAAAGCAGAGGGCGGCGAGACCAGAAACCGCGCCTTTGACCTGATCGGCGATTACCGGGACATGGAAAAGCGGCTGAGCAGCGAGATTTACGCCGACTTGCAGATCATGAATGACCCGGTGGCAAGGCTTTCTATGGCAATGACCAGCGCCGTAACGCCGGAGTCGGTTCAGCAGATGGCAGAGGACGCGGAAAAACTGAAAAACATGCTGAAAAATATCAGAACTGAAACGGCGTAAAAGTTATAAAAATATCGAAAATGAAACATAATTGTCGATGTTTCATGTGAAACAATTGCAAAAACGGAGGTGACGGCATGGCGGCAAGCTTTGATAGCCCGTGGTATCCCTTTGAAAAAGTGCAAGAGGGGAGCTGCACCTATAAGGGGGCAGAGATCGTGCCCAAAAAGCTGGTGAACTATCTGCTGGATCTTCCTGACAAGGCGGGATACCGGCCAAGCGACGACAACGCGAGGCCGAGGGTGCGGCTGATGAAATATCTGTGGCACGATGGGGCGCGGCCTCTGACCGGAAAGCTTCCCACGCCGCAGGAGAAAATGAGCCTCCTGTTTGATGGAGAATCCCCGGTTGTGGACACGGAGGAGCAGAAAAAGCGACATCCGAAGGGATACCGGCTGTTTCCGCAGCAGTATTGGGGACAGGCGCAGAGCATGGCACAGAGCACCATTAAGGTGTACATAGGGCGCGTGATCCCGCTGACGGCATTCACGGCCAGCGTGGGCGTATATTTTGAAATTTTGTGCAACTACGGGCATGAGGGTACCACGAAAACAGATGCCTATTCCCGCAGCTTTGACATGGAGCAATGCCTGATCGAAGCGCTGAACGGCGTGAACATCGGCGGCGCCGGCGTGATGAGCTTTGATAGAGGCGCACATCCAGACAACGGCTCGCGCCCTGTCTATGACGAGGGAACCAATGTGGGCAGACGACTGCACATGAGCCTTGCGTGGGCGGAGAGCGACGGCGAAAGCGTCGTGACCACATTCTGAAAGAACGGAGGACGGCGCGGATGGATGAGATTAAGATGGAGCACCGCTTGGCCGAGGTGGAGCAGCGGAGCAAAAGCAACACACACCGCATTGACGAGTTGGCGAAAGAGCAGAAGGCGCTGAATGAACTGGCCACCTCGGTGGCGATGATGACGCAGGAGCAAAAGGACATCCGGGAGGACATTTCCGAGGTCAAGAAGGATGTGAAGACGCTGACGAACCTGCCGGCGAAGCGATGGAACGACGTGGTGGAAAAGCTGGCGTGGCTTATCCTGGGCGGCGCTGTGGCAGCGCTGCTGGCGCAGGCGGGGATACACATTTAAAAAGACGGTGTTTCGTGTGGGAAAGGAGAACATGAATGGAACTCACACCCAACATAAAAAAAGCAATCCAACGGTATGCACCGGTGGAGGCGGAGGGCTTGACGCTGTATCCGGTGGTGATGGCAGAGCGGGAGGAGTTTGAATACGCAAGGCCCGCCATCGACATGATGCAGCAGAGTATGCCGCCTGCCTATGCAGCCATGCCCCTTTTGAGCGCCTATTACAAAATGGATTATGAGGCGGCGATGAAGGGAGAAGAGCCGGTAGGACTTTTTGCCGGGGCGCTGCTGATGCTGGCCTTGTCCCTGCGGCTGGGGACGGGCCTGACAGCGGAGGAACGGCTGGGTCTTTTCCGGCTGAAGGCAGACGGCGAGGACATGAGCCGCTTGATGGCGGTGACATTCTGGGCAGACGGCGAGGAATTGCACAGCGTAACGCCGGTGCAGTTTCAGCGTTTGCGGGAGATCATTGCGGCGCAAAACGGAATTGAGTTGACGCCGGAAGATGCCAACGCGGAGCTGGTTGAAGCGGAGAGAGCCTTGCACGAGATGGAGGGCGCGGCGCTAAGCGGTGACGCGGGAGAAAAAATTGCTGCGGTGTGCGCCCTGTGCCGTGTGGACGAGGACGAGGTGGAGCAATGGCCGATTCTGAAATTTCAGACGAGAGCCAAGACGTGGCAGCGGATCATAGGCTTTGCCGTGTGCGGCGTGGCGCAGGCACAGGGAGGACGCTGGAAGGGCGGGAATCCGTATCCCAGTATGTTCTATGAGAGAACCGACCGGGAAAGCGGCGCACTGCGGCCTATCAACGAGGTAACGCGGGGAATGACGGCGCAATGACTGGGGAGAAAAACTTCCACAGCGGCAAACGACGAGACGCGACAACAAATTTGAAAAGGAGTGGACAGAGACATGATTAGATTTACCGATACCCCGCTGTTTGTGCGCGGTATTTGCAGCGCACAGCTGGCGGACATCAGCACCGGTGACGTGCTGTTTTCCAGCAACAAGTATCAGAGCGGCAACATCACCTGCTCGGTGAACGCCGACCCCCTGCGTGCGGGACTGAACAACCCCATTGCAACGGTGATCGAGAGTGACCCGGACATTCAGGTGAACTTTACGCAGGCGGATTTCAGCCTGAACACCAAGATGGCGGCTGTGGGCGCACACGTGACCTACAACGCTGTTGTACCCGTGTGCCAGGTGGTGACGGCCAAGGCTGAGACGCTGAGCGTGGACGTGACGGATGGTGCTCCTGCCGCCAGCTACGGAATGGACAGAGCCGTTTGCTATGTGCAGGAGGTGGGCGCGGCCAGCAAGATCGCCACAGGCGGCACCGCCTATGACATCAGCGAGGCAGGTGCGATTACCGGCTTTACCGCCGAGATCGGCAAGCAGTACAAGGTTTGGTACTACACCCGGAAAATGAACGCCGCTGTCGGTACGCTGACCAGTGCCATGAACGGAAAGATCGGCATTTTCACGGCACAGCTGGCGGTTTACAGCAACGTGAACGCCAAGACCAACGAAGGCACCCGCTGCGGCTGGCTGTACATCCATGTGCCGCTGAAGCTTCAGGCGGACGGCGCGACCGTGACCGGAGACCAGAGCAACTACGACACCACCGCCATTGTGGGACGCGCCATTTCCAACGACAGCGGCGTGATCTCCGGCACCTGTGAGGACTGCGCGGAATCCACGCTGGCATGGTACGTGCTGGCGCTGGAGGACGGCGTGAGCGTGGTGACGGGCCTTGTGGCGCAGATCGGCGGCGTGATCTCCGTGCCCAAGAGCGGCAATGCACAGGTGCAGCCCAAGGCCGTGGTTGCCAACGGGCAGCTGGTGAACATTGCCCCTGCCAAATGCACCTATAACCTGACCGGCGGCCCCGATGGCACCACCGTGGACACCAAGGGCGTTATCAAGGCGGGCGCTACCGCAGGCGAAGGACAGCTGACCGTGACGCTGGAGGATGGCGGCGAGACCTTCACCGACAAGTGTACCGTAAGCGTGACCGGCTAAAAAAATAAACTCCCCTCCCGCTGCTTGGCGGGAGGGGACAGACGCGAGTGCGCGGCGGCAATGGCGGCGCATTGGCGTGTGTAAGAAAAAGGACGGTGAGTGTTGTGGCAATGAAGATCATGGGGCAATTCAGCGGATTTGAGGCGGATATCGCCGCGCTGGAGATGCAGGTGAAAAACGCCTTTCGCGCTTCCCGCAAGGCGCTGGCAGACGACATGCGAGAGTGCTTGCAGGATCACATTGAGGTGGAGGTCTACGACGCTTTTCAGCCCACAGAATATGTGCGCCGTGAGGGAAGCGGCGGCTTATACGACATGAGCGCCAGCGCCACCGTGTTTTCTGACGAACGGGACGGCGGCATGAACCTGACGTTTTTATACCAGCCCAGCGGCGCAACGGACGGAGAGGGCAACGAGATAGAACCCCATGTAGACGGGGACGATCTTATCAACCGTATTGAGAAAAAAGAACCGCCTTATAACTGGCGAAGAAAGCCGGGAAAGCGTCCATTCTTCCGGCATTTTGTGGAAGAAATGATCGGCGGCAGAGCGGAGGAGACGCTGGTGCGGGCGATGAACACGGCAGACCCCGCACTTGAGGTGGCGGCAGACGGGGGCGTGGTAAGGGAAAGCGAGGATTGGAGGTAGCGTATGGCGATTTTCAAGGTAACGGCTGTACCTGATTTTTCACAGCTCAGGGGTGAAATTGCAAGGCTGCAAGGCAGCCCCGTGACTTTGGGCGTTGATACGCGGCAAGCCAATGTAAACATCAAAGCGACCACAAAAGAGATAGAAAATGCAGGGAAAGCCGCCAAGGAAACCTCCGGCTTTGCCGGACTGATGGGCGACAGCTTCGGGCGCGTGGCGGCAAAGATGGCGATGTGGCAGGTGATGGGCAACGCCATCGCCGGTGTAAAGCGCGAATTTACAGAAGCCCTTAAAACCATGAAATCCGTGGACGACGAGATGGTGACGATCCGCAAGGTCACGGGTGCATCCAAGGACGAGCTGGAGAAGATCGAGAAGCAGGCGTACAAGACCGCCAGTGCCTACGGTGTGGCGGCGGACGAGTACCTGAAATTCGTGTCGGGATTCAGCCGCGCCGGTTACGGCGAGCAGGCGTCCGCACTGGCGGAGCTGGCTGCCAAGACGCAGATCGTGGGTGACACCAACGCCGAAACGGCGCAGCAGTTCCTGCTGTCCGTGGACGCGGCGTACAAGTATCAGGGCAACATTGAAAAACTCACCGCCGTGCTGGATGGAGCCTATGAGATCGATAACCGTTACGCTACCAGCATATCGAAGATCGCCGAGGGCTTGGGCAAGGTGGCGCCTATTGCGGCGCAGGCCCATGTGGGCGTGGATGAGCTGACGGCGGCTATCGGCACCATCACCGCTGTGACGCAGAGAAGCGGCACAGAGGCTGCCACCGCGCTGCGGGCGCTTTTTCTGAATATCATCGGCGATACCAAGACGGAAATCGACGAGGGCGTGACATGGACCACCGGCGAGATCGCCGGGCTGCGGGACGTCATCAAACTCTACGCCAAGGACGCCTATGACGCGGCGCAGGCATCCGGCGATGTCATTAACCCCATGAAGGCCATTGCCGGGTTGTCCCAGAGCATGAAGGATGGTTTCCTGACCGAGCAGCAGCTGATGGAGATGGTCAGCGACATCGGCGGCAAGCTGCGTACCTCCCAGCTTTTGGCACTGATTCAGAACTGGGATATGTACCAGTCCATGCTCACCGACTTTGCCGGGGCTGCCGGGAGCGCGGACAAGGAAGTGGAAAACGCGCTGGATAGCTGGACCCGCAAGACGGAGATCCTGAAAAACAAGTGGACGGAGTTCGTGAGCCACCTTGTGGAGACGGACACCATCAAGGGTGCGCTGGACGGCGTGATTAAACTGGTGGAGCTGCTGGACAGCACAGGCGGCCATTTGATAATAACAGTCGGTTTGCTGACTGGTGCGGTGTTGCTGCTGGGCCATGCAAAAAAAGAACTGATGGCGGCGGAGGCTGCCAAAGACATAAGGGCGGCAAGCGCGGCGATAAAAGAGCTGACGACAAAGGTTATTGCGTATGCCGCAGCAAAAAAAGCGGCGGCAGCGGGTGACGGGGAGATGGCGCTGCACGCCGCCGAACTGAAAGAAGACCTTGCTGGAGCGCTTGGAAAACTCAAGGCTTTCGGCATCGGAGCGGCGATTTTTGCGGCACTGGCGGCGGCAATTTATGTCGGGACGCAGAAGCAGCGGGAGTACAACAACGCCCTGGAGGAAACGGAGGAAATACAGTCCAAGCTGGGCGAAACGCAAAGTGAATATGACGCGCTTATCAACAAGACCGGGGAACTGACCGCCGAGGAAAAGAAACGGCTGGATGTCCTGAAGGAGCTGCGCCAAGAGCAGGAAAAGCAGCTGGAGGCAGCGAAAAAGGCGGAGTGGACGGCATGGAACAAGCTGCACGGCAGCGGGGCTAAAACGGTCGTTGGCGGCGGTGAGGGCGTTGGCGGCGGACTTGGTGCAGGTGCTCTGAAAACGGAGCGCATGGATATTGAGGCACTGCGGAACTACAGGGAAGAGCTGGCGGCTATTGAGGCGCAGTATCGCGCCGGGGAAATGTCCGCTGGTTCGTATTATGACGCGCTGGAGAAGCTGAACGCAGCCCGCGAGGACAGCGTAGAAACCATCCGCGCCGCCATAGATGCCGGATACGAGGTGACGGAGGAGCAGCGGGAGCTGGTGGCTGCCTACGACCGGGTGCAGCAGACGCTTGGCGTTACGCAGAACGCCACGAAGGACTATATTTCCGAGCTGATTGAGGAGGCGCGGCAGAGCGGGGCGACCGGCAAGGCACTGTATGACCTTGTGGCGGCGCAGATCACCGCCAGCAGCACGGGGCTGGACGTGAGCCAGCAGATCGCGGCGCTGCAGGCACTGGCGGTGCAGGCGGGGTATACGGCGCAGGCCATTGCCCAGGTGTTTGCCTACGCCAACGGCGCGGGCACCTATCAGGCGGACAGTGATGAGATCAAGCAGCGGGCGCAGGAACTGATGGAGAGCGGCGCGGCCAGCAGCGTGAGTCAGGCATTCAATCTGGCGAAAAAGCAGCTGACGGAAGAAGCGTGGGGCAACCTGACCGGCAACTACACGCCCAGTATCAGCGTTCCCTCCGTCTCCTATCCCAGCGGGGGCGGCTATTCCGGCGGGGGCTATTCCGGCGGCGGTTCGTCCTCCCGAGGAGACGGCGGGCGGCAAAACGCACAAGCGCAGATCAAGAAGCTGCAAAAAGAACGGGATGCGGAGCTGGCTGTGATCCAAAAGCAGATCGACGCGCTGAAGGAGCAGACAGAGGAAGAGGATCGGCAGGCAAAGCTAGAGGAATATAAGCTTGAGATCCTGAAAAAACAGGACGCTGTGATGAACGCCCGCAACGAGCGGACGGTGCGCCAGTACAATGCCTCCACGGGGCAGTGGGAATGGGTGGCGGACGCTACCAAGGTGAAAAAAGCCGAGGAGGATCTGGAAAACGCCAAGAAGGAGCTGCGGGAATATGAGCGCAAGGTGGAGATAGACCTTGCGGTGGACGAGCTAAAGGCGCGGCAGGAGGCCATCAAGGCGGCGTATCAGATCAAGATCGATGCATGGCAGGACTATCTCAATGGGCTTTCCAGCGCCATCAGCGCGGAAAAGTCGATGCTTGACCAGAGTGTGGCCAACAACCAGGCAGCGACAAACGCCATTATAAAAGCGTGGAACGAGGCCAACAAGGCGAAAGAGAACGGAAACGAAAGCGGTGATGTGCAAAGCCCCGGTGGCGGAGATGACACCGTTTATGCCCCCGATAACGCCAGTACCACCGACATCAAGATTATGCAGGCGTATTTGGGCGTTACACCGGATGGCATCTGGGGAAAAAACTCGGAGGCCGCGTTGAAAAAGAGCCGGTTTTCCAGTTTTGACGAGATGCTGCGGCACTTCTATGCAGATGGCGGTGCGCTGGATCAGGCTGTGGCAAAAGTGAGAAGCGACAAGGTTGCCAAAAGTACATACGACGAGGCCATGAGAAACGGGTATTCCTCCACGCAATCTTACGCAGTTGTGGCAAGGTCGTACAAGTACGACGAGGGCGGCATTTTGAAGGGCATGGGCGGCATAAAGGCTACGCCGAAGGACGAGATCGTGCTGCCGCCGAAGCTGGCCGCCAAGATGCTGACGCCGCTGGCAGACAGAACCTTTAAGGCACGGCTGGGAGAGCTGGGCTTCCTTTACGGCGCGGAAACGGGACTTCCGAGGACGCTGACGGGCAGCAGCGACAACAGGAGCTACACCGACAACAGCGGCACGCGCTATCAGATCGGCTCGATTGTCATGACAGAGCAGCAGGCCAAGCACACCACCATTTATGAGGCGGCGCAGCAGGCCCATAACCTGCAAGCCTTTAACGCATAAAAGAGAGGGGCGAGACACCGATGGGCAATGAGACGGGGGCGCTGGTAACGCTGGCGCAGCGGTTATGGAACAACTTTTTCCGACACAGGGTAAAGGAGACGCAGACGGACATGCTGCGCTTTTACCGGGCGGAGGTGACGAAGGCGGCGGCAAACGGCAAGATCACAGTGCGCCGGCCCTTTGACACAACGGAAGCATCGCTGGGCTATGTGGCGAGTATGGCGGGTGCGCCGGTGGGGTCACAGGTGGTGGTGCTGGTGTTTGGCGAGAAAAAGAACGCGGCCAACCAAAAGATCATCATGTACACCGACGGATCGAATTTGTGAGAAAGGCGGAGAAAACGTGGGACGAAACACACGGCACATTCTGATTTTTCGGGACGGTAAGGAAATTCCTGTAACGGGGATTACGCGGCAGCACTATGTAACCCGGGAGGGCAGCTACCGAAAAAAAGACCCCACCATCGGAAAGCTGCGGCCTGCCACGGCGGAAGAGTGCGAGGCGCTGGACGACGGCTATGAGCGGAGGGGACGGTGGCGCAGATGACGGCGCAGGAGCAGTATGCCGCGTATCTGACGGCGCTGAAGGGGCCGTTTCAAAAGCTGTGCCGGCTGCGGTTTTTGAACACAGATGGCAGCACGGCCTTTTTCGTGGACAACAACCGGCGCAACCCGTACAGCGGTGCTTTTGTATCCAGCGGGTCGATCACGGTGAATTTGCAAAACGGTGTAAGGCGAACGGCCAGCGTGACGCTGAGCAATGTGGGAGAGACGTTTTCCTATGATGTAAACCACATATGGTTCGGGCAGGAAATCGCACTGGACGAGGGCTTGGTGCTGCCCAACGGAGAGGAATACTACATACAGCAGGGCGTTTTCCTGGTGGAGGATCCGGTGGAAACGGTGAATCCGGCGCAAAGAACAATAACGCTTCAGCTGGTGGACAAGTGGGCCAATCTGGATGGGACGCTGTGGGGCAACCTTGACGGCACCTGTCGCGGTGCGCTGGGCGTGAACATCTTTGAACAGATCGATGCGCTTTTACGGACGGACAGAGGAAACGGAAGACCGGTAGACTCAGTGGCGGCGGTATATACCGAGTACTACAACGGGAAAACGCAGACACTGCCGGACGGCGGCACGGCAAAGCTGACAGACGCGCCGTATACGCTGGAGGTATCGCCGGGAAGCGGCGGCACCTATTCCTCTGTCATTCTGGGCTTTTGCGAAATGCTGAACGCATGGGTGGGATATGACGCCACGGGCAGACTGCGGATCGACCCCAGCCAAGACGACCTGCTGGATACGGGCAAGCCCATTGCCCACGCTTTTTCCATGGAGGATGTGACGCTGCTGGGGTTATCCTACACGGCGAAAAACACCGATGTATATAACGACTACATCGTAATGGGCGAGCAGCTGGAGGACAACAGCCAGCCGGGAGCAAGAGCTACTAACGAGGACCCGGAGAGCGACACCAACGTGAAGCTGATTGGGCGCAAGACCATATGGACCTCTACCAACGGGTTTACCACGGTGCGGCAGTGCCGGGACAAAGCGGAGTGGATGCTGAAGCGCTCCACGGTGCTGCAAAAAAGCGTGGACATATCCTGCGGGCAGATTTTCCACATTAAAGAAAATGAACTTGTGTCCGTCGTGAGATCGGATAAGCCGGGAAGCCCAACGGAGCGGCACCTGATACAGGGATTTTCAAGGCCGCTGGCCTATGCCGGAGAGATGACCATTACGGCGGTGAGCGTGGCGGACTTCCCCACCGCCACGGTGACGGAGTGGGGGACGGCAGGAGGCAAGAGCTAGGAAGGAGGCGCATCGTACATGGCACTTTTTATGCCCACGAACATTACACCCTCAACGCTGGGAGCGCTGGGCAACGGCACCGTGGACGCAGATAAGGATCTGACGGTCAGCTGGCAGGTGGACGGGCAGAACGCCATGACGGCGTTCCAAATAAAGATTCTGGCCAACACGGCGCAGAGCACCACGCTGTATGACACAGGAAAACGGACAGACGGCTGCCCCTTTTACGGGAGAGACGCAGCGGGTAACGTGGTTTTTTTCCAGTACACCATACCCAAGAGTGGGCTGGCGGCATCAGGCATTCGGAACGGCAGCACCTATAAGCTGCTGATCACGCAATGGTGGAGCAGCACAGAAAGCGTTACACAGCAGTCAGCCTCGGTTTTTGTATGCAGGACAACGCCAACGCTGACAATTCACGGATTTCAAACTCCGGTGACGCAAAAAACGGTGACGTGGACGGCGGACTACGCGCAGGCGCAGGGCGACGCCATTATCTGGGCAAGATGGACGCTGGCACAGGCGGGGCGGCTGGATGAACCGCTGCGCGACACGGGCAACGTGGCCACGGCACAGCTGGCCTTTACCTACGATGGTCTTTTCTCGGGGCAGGAATACGCCATACGGTGCCGGGTGGAGACGGTAAACGGCGTGACGGCGGACACGGGATGGCAGGAATTTTCGGTTTCCTACACGGTAGCGGAGTATTCCGGCGATGTGACGACGCGAGTTTGCTCCAACTTGAGCGGCGTACTGGTAACGTGGCCGAGGGCTTATGACATTCCCGGAGAGGTGACAGGCGGCTACACCACGGAGGGCGGAAAGCTGACGCTTTATGACGGCGCGACGCTGACGTGGCAGCAGGTAAAGGGCGTGGGAATGGCCTTTGCGCCGCCATGGTCGGCGGTGTGGCGCGGCACATTGACGGCGCTGGGCGTGGCTCTGCTGACAATTCGCGGCAGCGACGGAAGAGAAACCGCGCTGAGGCTGGAGGCGGATCATTTTGAAACGGTCACGACAGGGGAAGCCCCCATCCAGACGGAGGCGGAGTTTGCTGTGGGCGACCAGATCACGGTGATCCTGACGGGAAATAAGCTTCAGGTGCAGCGACGCTACTATGTGGAGGGATTAAACCCCAGCACCACGCTATACCCGTCTGAAACGCTTTATCCAAGAGACCGGCGGCGGCTGACGCAGCTCTACACCGCGCCGGCGGTGACGCAGTGGAAAACGGTGACGGCGGTGACGCTGGGCGGCGCACAGGAGTGCGACTACTTCTGGATGGCGGCGGGCGCCCTGACGGCGCAGGAGATGGCGGCGATTCTGAGCGAAAGCGGGTATAAGCCGACATGGGAGGACAGAACGCTGCTGCTGACCAACTTTGCACAAGGGCTGAACGGCGGAAACATGACAACTGATGTGTCGCTGGCGGGATGGAGCGTGTATCGGCTGCGGACAGGCGATACGCTGCTGTTTCATGTGGCAGACACACCCTATGAGCAGAATGCCGTTGTGGATTGCAGCGTGAAATCGCAGGAGACATATACCTATTATATATTCGGCACGGGGCAGAACACATTTGCCACCAACGGCATTGCCAGCCAGCCGGTGAAACCGGTTTTGTGGGACTGGACGATCTTAGCGGCGGAGACGGATCAGCATGGCGCTTATCGGGTGGGAGAGCTGTTCCGATTCCGGCTGAATGTTACGTCGGGCACCATTGGCAACAACAATATCCCCAATGCGCTGAACAACTTTACCCGGTATCCCACCATTCAGATGTCCCCAGCCAACTACCAGAGCGGCAAGCTGAGCGGCTATATCGGCAGCGTGGGGAGAGACGGAGAATACCGGGACGATATTGCAACGAGAGACGCCATTTACGCCCTGTCCACCACGGGGATGACGCTGTTTTTAAAGAACAGAAAGGGCGATTTCCTGCGGGTGTTTTTAAACGGCGCGGTGGCCATGGACACACAGGACAACACGCGGCAGCAGGCACAGATCGCCTCGGTTCCGTGGGTGGAAACGGGCGGCACCAAGGATACGCGGCTGATTATCACAAGAGAGGACGGCCTATGGCCGGAGACGGAAAGGAGACGCTGAGAATATGAGTTATAAATCCCCAAAATGGAACAACGGAAGCGCCCCTCCGCTGAGCGCAGAAAACATGCAGGCTCTGACAGACGCTGTGCAGGAGCATGAGGAAGCGCTGGCAACGATGTGTAATCCCAACCTGCTGGACAACTGGTACTTCGGGAATCCGGTCAATCAGCGGGGACAGACGAGCTATACGGGAAGTGGGTATACGGTAGACAGATGGAAAACGGGCGAGGGTGTTACCGCCACAGTTGCAAATGGGGCATTGGACATCTCTTATAGCACGCCCGGATGGAATTTAGTTGAACCTTTAGACAATATGCTGGTTCCGGGGGTAACGTATACACTCTCGTGCATTTACAAAGCATCTGTAAATTCGATACGTCTTGTTGTAGCATGGGGCGACTCCCAGTTTTTTTACAATGAGGCTTCCCCAATATCTGATGATTGGGCACTTGCTCAGATCACTGGCACCATTCCAGCAAATGCAACGATTAGTTTCAACCAGGTAGTTATTCAGTCTCTCGGTTCGAGTGCTGGTGATTTCTCGCTGAAAGCCGTCAAGCTGGAACTCGGCTCTCAGCAGACGCTGGCCCATCAGGAGAACGGCGTGTGGGTGCTGAACGAGATACCCAACTACGGCGAGCAGCTGAGACGGTGCCAGAGGTATTTTCAGGTGATTCAGCAGTATTCCTCGTACCCAGCAGCGATTGATGCTAATGGAAATCTGCTTGCTTCAATCGTGCCCCCAGTTGAAATGCGAATCAGACCTGTGTTTTCTAGGGCGAACATAAGCAACAATATTATTGATGCCTATTTTGCTACTGGTGGGCACACGGGGGTCGCAACCATACCAGCTGTTAGCGGTTCACCGGGATTTGTAAATCTGAATTTCAAAAGCATTCCAGGTAAAACGGATATGGGCGCTATAGCTAGATTTGTCGATAGGGCCTTTTTATCCGCCGATCTGTAAGGAGGTAGCGCAATGGAAAATCTGAAATCAAAAGCTTATGTCCTGCTGGACGAAAGAAGCCGCGTCATCCGCTGCGAGGGCGGCTACACCATGAGCAACATCGACGACGTGAGCAAGTGGACGTACATCGACGAGGGCACAGGAGACAGGTACAACCTGTGCCAGAGCCACTATTTTGATGCGCTGTACACTGAGCAGGGCATTCCCCGGTACAAGTACGAGGGCGGCGCTTGCGTACTGCGGAGTGAAACGGAAATCGCGGAGGACGTGGCAGCGCTGCCGCCTCCTGCCCCTGTGGGGCCAACGTCTGCGGAGGCGGTGCAGTACAAGGCCGCGCTGAAGATTCTCGGCATCGAAACGGAGGAATGATATGAGAGCTGACATTCTGGAACAGGCCAAGGCACTGCGAGCCAGCATGGATGCGGCTGCGGCTGTACTGACTGATGAGCAGGCAGTAAAAGCACCGATGATCTATCGCCCGTGGAGCGGCGACAGCGTGGCCTACACTGCCGGTGACAGGTGCCTGTATAGCGGCGTGCTGTACAAGTGCTTGCAAGGGCACACCTCGCAGGGAGATTGGACGCCGACTGGTGCAGTCAGCCTGTGGGCAAAGGTACTGATCCCCGATCCTACCGTGATCCCCGAGTGGCAGCAGCCTGAGAGTACCAACCCCTACATGAAGGGGGATAAGGTGACATATCAGGGTCAAACATGGCAGTCTACCGTTGACAACAACGTGTGGGCACCGGGGGCGTATGGATGGGAGGTGGTGGCTGCACCGTGAGCCGACTGAGTCCGCGAAAGAAACTGAAAAGACGAACAAAATTCACGATTCTGGCGGTAGTCAACCTGACGTGGTACTGCATCGCCGTAATTGTGGCGGCGTTCTTCGACAAGATGGTGCCGGACGCGCTGACGGTGGCGTGGTTTTCGGCGTGGACAGTTGAATTGGCCCTGCTGGCAGGGATCAAAATTAAAGCGAAAGATGAGGTAATGTCATGAATAATCTGAGTTGGGTTGAAGTCGTAGTAAGCATTTTGAGCGGTCTGGCCGTGTGCATTCCGCTGGTGGTAAAACTGGTGCAGACCGTAAAGTCGGCTGTGCAGGAAAAGAACTGGCCTCAGATCGTGGCCATCGTGCTGGATTTGATGCAGCAGGCGGAGGGCCTGTTTGCCGAAGGAGCGGCCCGCAAGGCGTGGGTCATGGCGGGCGTGCAGAGCGCCGCCAAGAGCGCCAATTTCCCCTATGACGATGTAGCGGCACAGAAGGTCAGCGACATGATCGACGCCATCTGCGCGGCGGCCAAGGTTGTCAATGTAAAAGAGAACGCAGAGGACGCGAAGGATTAAATAAAGGGGGCGTTTGGCTGTGAAAAGCGCTGGCGACATGCTGCTGCCGGTGGAAAAGCTGGCCGGTGAACGGGAGACGGGCACAGGCAACAACACCACCGTAAACAAGTACTGGAACGTGATTGGCGCGGCGTACTGCGGGTACACCATCTGGTACGCCGACCGGCAGAGCGGAAAGCCGTATCTGCTGGACGGCTGCCCAAACCCGGCATGGTGCCGCTCGCTGGGAGAATGGCTGACGGAAAAGGGCTGGCGTCTTAAAGACAACAGCAAGGCACGGAAGGGCGACATCGCTTTCTACTGTGAGTACAACAAGAAGGAAAAGCGATGGATGTATCAGCACGTGTTCTTCATCTATGAAAAGCTTGATGGTACGACTTTCATCACGCTTGAGGGCAACAATATGGTGTTCTCTACGGTTGAGAAAGCCAAGTTGTCCACGGCTGGAACTGGGGCCTTTGAGGGGATCGGCTACAAGAAGCGGAACATGCCCAACGGCGGCACATGGGCGATCTTCCACCCGCCCTATGGCAAGGAGGAAAAGACAGTGGAGAAGAGAGTGTATTTGTCCCCATCTGACCAGCGGCGCAATACCTACGCCGTGGGAAACACGACAGAGGACGTACAGTGCGGCAAGATTGCGGCGGCCTGTAAGGCGGCGCTGGAACGCAGCGGCGTGAAGGTAATGGTGGGACAGTACGACACCATGGCGAACCGGTGCAAGGCGTCGGACGATTTCAAGGCGAACCTGCACGTGCCGATCCACACCAACGCATCCAACGGCAAGGCCAGCGGAACGCGCATTTTCTGCTATCAGTTGGACAAGTCCAGCGAGGGCTATAAGGCGGCCAAGGCGGTATTTGACGTGCTGGCTCCCTTGACGCCGGGAAAGAGCGAAAACATCAAGGCAAACCCCAACCTCTTTGAGGTGAAAACGCCCGCCGCGCCCACGGTGTACATCGAGGTGGATTTCCACGATGTGCCTGACGTAGCGCAGTGGATCATTGACAATACGGAGGTCATCGGTGAGACCATTGCCAAGGGAATCTGCAATTACCTTGGCGTAAAATTTAAGGAAGCGGACAAGCCTTCCGTGGCAGAAAAAGTGATCTACCGGGTGCAGGTGGGTGCATTCATCGTAAAGGAGAACGCAGAGGCGTATCTCAAGGAGGTACGCAAGCACTTCCCGGAGGCGTTTATCACGCAGGTCAAGCGGTAGTACCGGACAACAAAATAAAGACCGTCATCCGAAACCGGCTGCTTGCCTCGGATGGCGGTCTTTCCGTTTGCGGAACTTTTGTGGCGCTGTCTGGCTGGCGGAGGCGGTCAAGACTGCTCCTGCGCCAGCTGGGCGGTGATCTGGGCGCAGCGCTCCTGTTCCTCACGGACGAGGACGGCGCTCTTGCGTCCTGTGCGGCTGAGAAGCCGGCCGGAATAAATCTGGGTGGTGTTGGGGTTGGCGTGGCCCAGCTTGGCTTGCAGCTCCTCCATGGGCATACCGGAATTTAAGTCCAGCCGCGCCCCTACATGGCGCAGGTCGTGGGTACGGACGTTATCCACGCCGGTGACGGCCTTTACATGGCGCGCTACAAGGCTGCTGAGCCACTGGGGAGAGCCGCGCCGCCACACGCCGTCTTGCTGGAACACGCCAAATTCTTTGGCGCTGGTGGTGCCGAACAAGGGCGCTGTGTCGGGGACATCCCGGGGGCGAATACCGCTGGCCAGATAGATACGGACGGCGGACTGGGCAATCTCGGGGAACTCCACGCGGCGGAATTTGTTGCCCTTGCCCCGCTCTACTATCAGCTCGCCGGACTCCCAATCCAGATCGGCGGGGGAAAGGCTTAAAAGCTCGGCATTGCGAAGCTCGGTGGTGAGCAGCAGAATGATAATGGCATAGTTGCGGGGCCATCTATCACGGCGGCAGCCGCTGGGCCGGTCGCAGCGCCAGAGCCGCATGACCTGCCGGTCTGTTAAGATGGCATCGTAGGGACGCCGGTCTGCCTGACTGGTCTGGGGGAAAAAGCGGCGGGAGACAGGATTTGTGGGATACCAGCCGCCGCAGGAGGGGTCACAGGCAAAGTCGAAGAACACACGGAGGCGGGTGAGATACTGCCGGACGGTGTTAGGCGTCAGGCCGCGCTCTACCAGACTATCGCGCCACGCGGCCACGGTGGTGTAGGTAGGGTCTTTATAATTCTCGGCGCCGGAGATGTAGAAATTCATGAAGCTCTCAAGGGTGCTGGTGTAGGCATAGAGGGTGCGGGGGGACTGGCTGGTGGCGGCGAGGTTTTTCAAGTAAGCATGTGAGGCTTGGCACAGTTTTCTCTCCGAGGCAGATGTTCTCGGCACGGGGGATACCTCCTTTCCTGATGGGTGGTGCTTGCCGCTGCATCAGGCAGTGGCGCGGACAAACTGCTGCATGAGGACAAGCTCCACGCCGCCCTCCCAAACGTGGCAGGAGTCGATGAGAAAATCGCCGTAGGCCATCATTTCAAGGTCGTTGGCGGGGGTAAAGGGGACGCCGTTAGCGCCGAAGGTCAACTCGATGGCGGGCTTAACGCCGTCGCCGATATCCAAAACGGAGCATATTTCACGAACTGTCATTTTGATTTTCCTCCTATATCATAAGGCTGTTTGTTGATTTTGACGAATGGTTCATGGTGATTACGGAATGTAATCAGATGGCGCGGAGACGGGAGGCGGCGAGCTGGGCTTGCTTTTCCCGGACAATGGTCTCGTAGATGCAGCGAAGCTTGGCGTCCTGGGAAATGACCACCAGTTTGCTGACGGCCTCGCGCTGGGCATACTTGGCGCCGCCGAGACGCATACGCTCCCGGAGGTTCTTCTGCCGTGCGGAGAGGTTGACGCGGGCACGATCTTCCAGCTGGGCGTACATGTCGCCGATGGTGGTGTGATAGTTGAGGCCGTACTCCTCACACATGGCGCGGACGCGGCGGTTCATTTCGTCACGCCAGCGCTCCTCGTCGGTGGGCGGCGCGGCAAAGGTGTTGAGGGCGGTCATGACGGCATTGCTGGTCTTTTCCACCTTGCCCTCCAGCGCGGCCAGCTTGCGTTCGCTCTCCAAGTTGATCTGGGCTTGCAGGGAGAACATCTCATTGGCGGTCATGGGCTTGGGGTTGCGGAGTTCCTGCTCCATCGCATTGAAGGCGTTGATGTACTTAACTTTCCATTCCAGCGCCTCCTTGCCGGTAAAGCCCATAGCAAGCAGGGTGAAGCCATCGCGGTTCATAAGGTAGGCGCGCTGCGGTCTGCCGTAGCTGTCGGGGATTTCGGTGTCGAAGAACATCTGTCCAAAATTGGACACATCTTCTTTCAGCGTGTCGATGTCACGCAAAACATGGTTGTGCCCCTTGCCAAAGTGTTCCGCGATGTCGCGGCTGCTGGCGGTGGGCTGGCCGTTGCTGATGGTCAAAAGCTCGGTCATGGCAAATGCTCCTTTCATTTTCGTTTGACATGGAGCAAACGCTTGTGGTAGTATAGATTTACCATCGGAGTTCGCTCTGTGGTGCAGATACCGTTGTGCTGACGAACTTGCCGGTCTGGCAGCACAGCGGTATTTTTTTATTTGCTGATTTCCTCATCCAGCTTGCGCCTGAACCAATCAATCCTGCTTTCGTTTCGGCTTCTGAGAACTTCGTCCAATTTCTCGGCTTTCTCTTTGTCCACCATGAAAACAAGCTGCTTGAGTTTCTTTCGGCGGTCGCGGAAGTATTCAGCGCGGCTTTTTTGATCCACAACTGCCCTCCTTTCAAGTGGCTAACTACATTATAGCGGTGGTTAGCTACAATGTCAAGAACTTTTTTCAGATTTTTTCTCCACCAGCTCCACGGTGTCGGGAAGCAGGAGACGGGCGGCGGCTTCGGACTCCGCCTCGATGAGTATGGTAAACTCCTCGCCGTCCCGCTTGCGGCGGACACGGAAGGAATATTCCCGCTTGGTGACATTGGTGACAAGGTTCATGGCGTTTTTCCTCCTTTCAGCGCTTCAGAGTGGGGATGAGCCGGGCGATGATTTTTGCCGCCTCGTTCGCTTCGGACGGCGTATTCTGCCAGTCGAAGGAAAAACGGACGGTGGACAGGGCTTCTTCTTCGGTGAGGCCGCAGGCGATGAGGTTTTCCGAGGCGCGATTCTCGCCGCTGGAGCAGGCAGAGCCGGTGGACACCATGACGCCGTGGTCACTCAAGGCGGCTGCCAGGGACGCGCCGTAGACGCCGGGGAATGTGAGGGACAGGATGTGGGCGGCGACATTTTTACCGCCGTTTACCCGGTATTCCACGCCGCTTTCCGTCAGGCGGTGCAAAAGGCGATCCCGCAGGTCGATAAGGTGTGTGATATTTTCCTCCATGTGGGCGGTGTGCCATTCCAGCGCCGCCGCCATGGCGCAGGCCAGCGGGACGGAGACCGTTCCGCCGCGCATACCGCGCTCCTGTGCGCCGCCGTAAAGCAGGGGGGTAATGGGACGCCCATGACGGACAATCAGGGCGCCTATGCCCTTGGGAGCGCCGAATTTGTGGCCGCCGAAGGCCATGTAGTCCGCGCCGAGGGCGGAAAAGTCGATGGGGATGTGGCCAACGGCGGCGGTGGCATCGATGCCGATGCGATGTGTACGGGTTTTTCGGCAGAAAGCGTCCACATCGCTTATTTGCCCGGTTTCGTTGTTGACGAGGGAAAGGCTGGCGGAGGGCTTGCCGCAATGGGGCGTGTTGGGGGATGAGTAGGCGTAGATACCCCTGCTGACGGCGTGGTGAACGGTGCCGTTGTAGATGATGCCGTCGGACTCTATGCGAAGGCATTTGACCATCCAGTTGCAGCTTTCCGTTGCGCCGGAGGTAAAGTAGACCTTGCCGGGGTCGCAGTTGAGGCACCGGGCGATGGCGGCGCGGGCTTTCTCCAGCGCGGCTTTTGCCTCACGGCCGGCGGCGTGGCTGCTGGATGGGTTTGCCTCCGGGGCGGCTTGCATGGCGTTCCACGCGCATGGCAGCACCGGCGTGGTGGCGGCATTATCAAAGTAGATCATGGGGGCGCTCCTTTCAATGAATTTTTGTGTGGATTTTAGGGATAAATATCAAAAAAGAAACGTAAGCACCACTTTCAGAACAAGCCGGACGGCATCAGCGCCTCCGGCTTGTTCTTTTGGGGGATTGCGTAGGGGGATCAGGTGTTGAGCAGATCCTTGAGGGCCTTGGACGGCTTGAACACAACTACGCGCTTGGCGGGGATCTCCACGGTTTCGCCGGTGGCGGGATTGCGGCCCGTATGGGCGGGACGCTCCTTGGCGGCGAAGATGCCGAAGCCGGGGATATTGACGCTGTCGCCGCTGCGCTGGAGCACTTCGGTGATGGCGGTAAACACAGCGTCGGACACGGCGGCGGCGTTGGTGCGGGTCTGGCAGGACACGGTGGCCACGCGGTCAATAAATTCCTTCTTGGTCATACAATAATGCCTCCTTTCTTTCGTACTTCTTAGATTTTAATGGAGCGGAAGGCGGGAGTTGAACCCGCGTGTCGTGTAGGTTAGGCGGTAAACATTGAAAAAGGAACAGGATCGAAGGAGAACTCAAAAACACAATAGGAGGTGTGTTAAGAATGCGTTTCATGCAGCAAGAAAACCCGGAAAATGATCGATATTATTTTGCCCGTGCCCAACGACGCCCCAACGGCTCTTCCGCACATTAGGCCGGCGCGGCGCTTTCCCGCGCCAGCCAATGGTGAGAGAAATAACGCCCAAAGGCGGGAATTTTACTTTTGATTTTTTGTATCAGTATGAGTATTTTCACCGCAAATTGACGCTAGGTGAAGCCAACAGGATAACGCCTGCCGTTTCTCTGCCCACCGTCATGCGTGCCACGGAACAAGAGCACAGGAGCTTTGATGCGCGGCTGGTGCGGTGAAGTCCAACCGGGGGACATCAGGAGCAGCCCCGCTCCGTTATGGCCTATCGTCGGCCCTGTCGCTTTATGGCATATGAACCAACTCTCAAAATACATTAGAGACTGCCCCCTTTCTTTGTTTTGCCACTGTTGTAGCCGTGGCCGCTTTGAGGTGGGAGGTTCCAAATTCGCCGGGGCCTCCTAACTCGCTATCCGCTCTATCAACCGGATGACATCACGGCCAAAGTGTGAAGGTTTCATTCCAGCCACGGTATACGTCGGGCTGGTGGGCCTGGAGCAGCGTAGCGGATTTGAACCGCCACTCCCAGCTTGGAAGGCTGGTGTGCTGACCGTTGAACACTAACGCTGCATGGGTGCCGGTCTTTCCCGGCTGTCACCGCTGCGTGTCGGCTGCTTGCGGTTAGCCCCGATAGGTACACGTTTCTGCTTCCTTCTTGTGCTCTATCCCCGGAAGCCCGTTCAGCTTGTACTTCGCATGAGCACTGGATCTGGTGCAGACGGTTGGACTCGAACCAACGACATACCTCCTGGCGCGGTGCTCTGCCGACTGAGCTACGTCTGCATTGATGGGGGTGCTCGTCTTTCCGAGCCGCCAGATCTTTTCCGTGCCTCGCTTTTGCCAGCAGATCACAGGCGCAATTACTGCATCGAGGCTTGAGGGGTTTACTTCAGGACTTCGCATCACCCATACGGCTGTCCCGCTAAAACGCTCGTCACTCGCGGTGTCCACGTAGAATTGGTGGTATCGGCAGGGATCGAACCCGCGTTGTTCAGCAGCGGCGGTTCCCGCTGCCCGCTCTCCCCATTGAGCTACGATACCGTGGGTTCCTGCCCGAATTGCGCGGGGGACACCGGGGCGGTTGCAGCCGCTTGTCCGGTGCAGCCTTTCTTACGGGAGGGCTTATATTACTGTGAAAGGAGGTTCCTATCCTGGAACAATGGGAGGGGGAGAATGTTCCTCCTCATGATGATTGTACGTCCCGTGTCAAGAACTTTTGAAAAAGTTTTTTGAAATGTTTTCGGGAACTTTTGATCCACTTTTAAGCGAGGTAGCTTTCGCAGAAGGAGCCGAAGGGGAACTGAAAGCAGAGGGTGAAATAGCGCCGCAGGGGATGGACATACACCACCACGCCGGTGTAGAGCTGTTTATTTTCCACGCCCTCCATGCGGCGTGAGATACGGTCGCCCAAGCGGATATCAGGAGAGATCATAGGCAAATTTTCCTTTCGTTTTTTGTCCTTATGATGATGGTAACATCCGTGTCAACAACCGATGCGGGAAATTTTAAGCGCTGAAAAATGGGCGCAAAAATACCCTGCGAAAAGCAGTTGACTTTCGCAGGGGCGGCGCCTATAATGGTTTAGACGAAGCCCTTGCGGCTTTGGTCGAGCAGCGCAACGGGACAGGTCGCCAAACTTAGGCCCGTTGTGCTGTTTTCTTATTTCAGATCGTCCTTCAAAAGGGAAATGCCGTGCGTTTTTTGTGTGTTAATATACGGAGACGCTGCGAGTCTCCAAAAGCTTGTTGCTATCGGCGTCGTAAAGGGCGAATGTGACAGAGCCGATCACGTCTGTGGTGATTCCATTTTCCCAGCCGAACCAATAATATCCGCCGTCCTGGAATGTGCCCATATCCTTCTGTTCCGTGGACGAAGGAACGCCCTGCATCTGCCAATACATGCTGGGGTAAAGGGTAGCCTCGTAGCGGAGATGGCGGGTTTCGCCGATCCGTCCGCCCTTGACGGACACATAGAAAAACAGCGGCTCGTTCTGGCTGAAAATGCTGCTCTCCGGGGCGCCGGTTTTCGTTGTGCAGGAAACAACGGAGATATTCCAACGGTAAATTTGATCCTCAATGCGGGCAGCGTCCTTGTATTCCGCTTCTACCAGCTCGTGGAGGTAGTCACGGGTCTGCTTATCGTCGCGGGTCTTATTAAACATGACGTACTGGTAGCGGGCATCCAGGGCCTGCTGGGCGCTGTCGCGGTAGTCTTTCATTTCGTCAAAGGCTTTTGCCGCAGCCACAAAATCCCGCTGCTCCAGAAGATCACAGGCGGCGCGGTAGTCCAGATAGTCGGGAAGGAAGAGGGCGGCACAGACACCCCCGACAACCAGCACCACCGCGGCGCAAATGCCGCCGATCAAAAGGGCACGTTTTCGTTTTGCCTTTTTGGCGGCGTTCCGCTGGGCCAGCTCTTCCGGGGAAATGCGGGGATTCTGATGGCATGCCGGGCATTGTTCCGCCTTTTCGCTGATGGGGTGGCCGCAATGGGGACACGGTTGCAAAGCCATGTTTTCAGCCCTCCTTTTTCGCGTTGAGCTTTTCCAGATTTAGCCGGGTGGCATGGATATCCACCAGCAATTTCGACGCGCCGTAGAGCAATGCGCCGAAGAACAGGGACGAGACGCCCAAGGTCAGGGCGAGAAAGGCCAGAAGATCCCCGGCGCTATTGGAGGCGTAGTAGGAATCGCGCAGCCGGCTGGCGGCAATGGCGATGACGATGATGCCGATGGCGCCGCCGATCCAGACGAGCCAGGCGAAGAAGGCCAGCAATTTGGAGGCGGTGGTTTTGTAAGGGGCGTCGTCTGTTTTCGCTGCGCCCTGCGGCTCCGGCTTTGGTTCCGGCGCAGGGGGAGGGGGCATGTGCTTGCGGACTTCCGCTTCTGGCAGGCCGCAGGAGGGACACATACCGGCGTCTTTGAGCTGCTGGTCGGTGAATACGGAACCGCACTCCGGGCAGGTGATGAGGGCCATTTTTATTTCTCCTTTCCATGGGCTATGGGTGAATTTTAAGGGCGATTTTTCGTCGCCATTCATATAAGGGGAAACCGCGCCCACACCCGGCGGGTGGTAGTATTTGTCGAGCGTGGGCGCGGGGTGCGCGTGTCGATGGGGCGGCTGTTCAGGCGGAGGCTGCTTCAACGAGCTTTGCGGTGGTGAGCTCCCGTGCGCCTGCCTCGGTGTGTTCCCAAATGTCCACATTGTAACCGGCGGCTTCAAGCTGGTGCACCCGTGCAAGGGCTTCCGTCGGCGTTTTCTCCCATGCGGTGAGGGGATCGCCGTGTTTTGCGTAAAGGATTCTGTAACGTGCCATTTTGTATGCCTCCTTATGCAAGATAGATTTTATGACCAACAAGCTCTTCCTCACGCTTGAGGTCTATGGGGCAGATACGCTGCACGGTAGCACCGACTGCCAGCTTCAGGCCCTCGAATTTGATCCGGCCGGAGAACAAACCGTTCACCGTGTCGATCTGTTCGGCGGTGGGGACAAAAGGCGATGACATGGATTTCCCCTCGCAATCTGCAACGGACTTCTCAAAGGTCTGGAGGTAGTTATTGTGTTCAGCGCCGAACTCCCACGAACGGAAAGCAAGGGAACCGTCCGCCCGGATGGCGATCTTCAGACGCAGGGGGAGTTCGGGCCCGAATGGGGAGATATAGCAGATTAGGTCTCCGGGGGTGTAGGGGTCCATTTTGCGCTCCAAATCGACGGTGTACTCTTCGCCGTCAAAGCAGGCGTAAGGATATTTCAAGATTTTGATTTGCATGGTAGATCTTCCTTCTGTTAAATTTACTTTTGCTTAATTTTATCACGGTTTTGCCGGGGGTGCAACGGGGAGTTTTGCGGGGTGGGTGTTCAGGCGGATTTTTGGGCGGTGTGCTTGCGGACCGGCAACAGGATGCCGAAGCCGTCCGCGCTTTCGAAGTAGATGCCGCCAATGTCCGGGCGGTAGTTGGATGCCCGGAAGGACGTGCCGGGGAGAATTTCCACAATATCCAGCAGGAAACGGGCGTTTACTGCGGGGAAACCGTCGCCGAAGTCGTACAAGGGGAAATTTTCCTTCATTCCTGCCGCCTTCAGCTCCGCGCCGCGCTGCTTGATATAGGCGCGAAGCTCCGCCGCCGTGGGTACGGGCAGATATGCGCCGCTGTTCCGGCTGGCTGGCTCGATGCAGTTCAGCGCGTCGAAGGTCTGATTTTCTGCCGCTGGAAGGTCGTTGATCGGGCTGTTCAGGGCGATGGCAAGATAACCGTTGCACAAAATTTGCTTTCCGTCCTGTTCCCACGCGCCGCGCAGATCGTCCCGTGAGGAGGTCTTGAAGATATGCAGCGCGGCTTTTCTGGCGTTGCCGCGTCCGGCGGTTTTCGCGGTCTGCTGGGCGATGCCCTCCCGGAGATCGGCGGCGAGGTCTGCCAGGGCGAAACCGGCGTTATATCCGGCGCACTTGTGCAGCTCCGCCGCGTGGGTGGTGTAGTAGTCGAAGTCGCTGCGCTGTTCGTCCGGCAGACGCTCCACCGCTGCCAGCAGTTTTTCCAGAATTTTTTCGTAGTTGATAGCCATTTTATAAACCTCCATTTTTCGCGTTGTTCGCGCTGTCAATAGTATTCTTTGCCGCTTTCAAATTTTTTGATGGCGTCAATAATTTTTCCCGCGTCATTATATACGGTCTCCACATGGATATTTTTGTTTACATCACGCCAAATAATAATTTTTCTGTCTGGATTTGCACCTTGCGCCCGATATAATGCGGGAAAACCTTTTTCAAAATTGACGGCGCGGCCATTCGTAGACATTGCCCCCGCTTTTTCATTTATAAAATACACTTTGAACCTCCGTTTTCTTGCGCTGTCCGCGCTGTTCGTGTTTTTGTGGGTGGGGCGCGATGCCCCCCCGGTGGGTTTAGTCGGGCTGTTCTGGATTTTCGCCGCGCTTCCAGCGACGGAACACCGCCAGGGCGTTTGCCTCGTCGCGGCGGCTGAGCTCCTGAAGGAAGAAGCGGGCCACGTTGATTTTCTCCTTGTCGGTGGGGCTGATGGAGAAAATAGCGCGTTCCAACTGTTCATCCGTCAGCATTTGCACCGATTCCAGAATGTCGTCAAAACTCTGGCGGGCCTGTTCCTGCTCCTGCTGTGCCTGTTCAGCCTTGCGGCGCTTGTATTCTTCCAGCCAGGGCGCGGGCATGACGGAGACCACGCGCCCGCCCTCGGTGTACTGTTCCAGCAGGCCGGCCACGGCGACGATGGCCGCGCCGGTCTCCTTGTCCTCGTCGGTGGGCTTGCCGTTACCAAAATTGCCCTTGTCGCGCAGGAACGCGCCAAAGCTGCGAATATGGGCGATGAGTCCGCCGTCGTTGTCGCCCAGGTCATAGCGGCCTTTATATGTGTCCTGCTCGCCGTCGGCGTTGGTGTAGGTGATGGAAAAGCTGGTTTTGTCATAGCCCCTTTCCGGGTCGGCGTGAACTTTTTCGTCCAGCGTCTTGAAAATGATCTCGGCGGCGGCGACGGAGAATTTTTCCCCGTCCTCAAAGGCGGCGTTTTCGCTCCATTCCACCGTGACCACCGGGGCGCCCTCGGTGATGGGGTGGGCGGCGGCGGTCTCGGCAATAAAGGCGCGGTTTTCGTTGCGGGTGCGGATGGCCTTTTCCCGGCGCTCCAGTTCGGCGGCGTGTTCACGCGCCAGCCGCGCCGACTCGGCGGCGTTGTTCATCTCGTGGACGGCTTCCACGTCGGCGGCGGTGGGGTGGCCCTTGGGCAGGGTGGCCAGCTCGGCGGCGTTGCGGTCAAACTGTGCTTGCCGCCGGTCGATCTCGGCGCGGATGTCCTCCGGCTTGCGCCAGTGGTAGCGGCCCGGCTGCCGGGCGTCCTGTTCCTCCTGTTCCAGCTTGGCGATATACTCAGGCTCGCCGCGCATGGCAGATTTGAGCGCGGCGGCGCGGGCGTACTTATAGAGGGGGTGCGCCGGGGTCAGGGTGGCGCTGTCGCTGTCGAAATAGTCGGTGTAAAGGTCGGTTTCGTTCTTGACCTTGAACATATCGCGGGGAAGGTCGGCATAGTCGCGGGCGCTGATTGTCACGCTGTCGCTGCGGCTGTCGGTGAAGTAGAAACAGCGGATCAGTTTTCCGCCGTTTACCTTGATTCCGTTCCAGAAAAAGCGGATGGATTCGGTTTTGTTGGTGTTCATTTTGTGTTCCTCCTGTTGTGTAGTCTGTTCCCCGTGTCAAGGGAACGAATTTACTTTTCTCGATGGGGTGGAGCTGGTGCGCCCAACTCCCCAGAGGCGGCGCGGCTGTTCAGCGTTTGCGGGGCTGGTCGATCCGGTCCAGCAGACGAACAAAAAGCGCCGCCAGGGTGGCGGCGCCGGTGGCGGTGACGATGTAGGAAAAAGCGGTCATAGGGCGGCCTCCTTCTTCATTTCCTTGACAAAGCCCATGGATTTCAGCTTGTTATAGACCATCAGATCTTTCAAACACTCCTTACAGAGGGGGCCACTCACCCCATCGAAGAACTCGTCCTTAATCGTGTGGCCGCACTTGATGCACTGCTTGATTCTCTTGCCTTGCATGGTGTTTTCCTTTCCGCCCGGTTTCGGGCATAAAAAAAGCGCTCCCGGAAAATCTCCGGGGGCGCTGTTCGTGCTTGTGGGGTTTAATAGACGGGGTTGGTCTTGTCCAGCTCCCACACTTCGCCGAATTTTGCCAGGTGGGCGGCGGCGTATGCCGTGAAAAACTCTTGCTCGGTGCAGGGGGCGAGATCGGCGGCGACGGCCTCGCGGGTGTCATCGTCCATCAGTTCCACGGCGGTGGCATAGTCAATTTTTGTTCCGTGGCTGTTCAGCACTTCCAACATTTTGATCTCCTTTCTTCTCCCGGAAATTTCCGGGGCTGCTGTTCAGGTGGTGGGGGTTGTCTGCTCCGACTGTTCCGCCGGGGCGGGCTGTTCCGCGGTCATCGTCTGGCCGTCCGGCAGGTGGAAGGACACCGAAAAGCCACAGCCCAGGGCGGCGGCGATGGCGGCCAGATCGGACACACTCCAATTATCGCGGCCCAGCTTCTGGGCAATATTCGGCCCGCTTGTGTTTAGACGGCGTGCAAGTTCTCTTGCAGAAATTCCCCGCTCAAGAAGAACGTGCCGCAGCAGTTTTGAAACCTGCATTCTGTATCACCTCTTTCCGGGCGGCCTGCTTATAGTCTACCGGCAGGCGGCCAATTTGTGCACAGTGTAAACGATTTTGTTAATTTTGTCAAGTCTCACAATAGCGTCGGTAATTCTTTAGTTAATTTGCCGATTTACAATGATAAGATATGCGCTTATAATGATAATTACAAAGTTACCACAAAACAACACTTTTTGAGGCCAACAGGCCGGAAAGGACCCACAACATGAAAAAGTATTTCAATGTAAGTTTCCAGTACAGCGAAAGCGTTTATTGCGCCAACATCGCACACGCCGAGAGCGCCGAGGCCGTGGAGGCGCACTATTCCGCAAAATATGAGTGGTGCAAGGTCTCCGAGGCCACCGCCGCCGACGTGGAGGAAGCCAAGCGGAAAGGAAAGCCGATTGTTGAAATCGAGCCCGCGCCGAAAATGCCCATTTTGACGATCAACCAGCAGGAGCGCGAAGCCCTGGAGAAGTCTGGCGAGTGGTGCCCCGCGATGGCCCGGGAGTGCATGAACCGAAACGGCATCAATTTTGACGACATCGAGGACATCAATAACCACTACGAGACGCACCGATGGGGCAGCGACGCCGACAGGCGTTACCGCAAAAGCGCAGTTGCAAAGGCCGTTGCAAAGGTGGCCGCGAATCCGCGGGACTATATCAGGCGGACCGCCTGACGTTTCCGGAGGGGTTGAGCGTATCAGCCCCGCCCCATAACTACTATTTACAAGGAGGACGACAGACAATGAACGAGAACACCAAGACCGCCCGCGCCGAGTGGGAGAGCATGAGCGGGGAACAGCAGTATAACGCGCTTGTGGCGATGGCCTGGACCGTGCGCCGGAAGGCAGAGGCCCGCAACCAGACCGGCGCCGCGTGGATCGAGACCGAGGACGACGCGCAGACCGTAGCCGCCGACGCCTGGACTCGGATGGGCGCCGCGCTGGATCGTAACGAGGCCCAGGACGCGCCCGCGCCGCTGGCGGTGATCCTGTACCGGGCAGCAGCCCAGGCCGCGCACAGCATAAGCAGGGCCGAGCAGAGACACGCCCGCGCCATATCTGCCACCATTGACGACGACGGCGCCGAGCGCTGGCAGATCGACACCGAGGCCGGGACGGACTGCGACGCGATAGCACCCAGCCCGGAGGCCGCCGCGATCCTGCGCGAGAGCGTGGAGAGCGTCGCCCGGGATCAGGTGGACCGCGTAGCGCTGACCATGACCGCCCGCGGGTACACTACGGCGGAGATAGCCGCCGCGCTGATGGTTGACCGGTCCACCATTTCCCGCCGCCTGTACGCCATGCGGGACCGCTACCACGCGCAGCAGGGAGAGGAGGCGGAGGCATGAGCAGGACGGAGCAGAAGCAGGCAGAAGGGCGCTTTTTGGAGTTCCGCGACCTGGAAGAGCTGGCCGAGCATATCGGCTTATACTACCCGGAGGAAATCCACGTTTTCGCCGCCGTGGAACACTGGTACACCGAGGACGACCAAGGGGATCCGCACCTTGACCGGGACGAGCTGAACGACTTTTTAAGGCGCTACGGCGCGGGCATCGTATGCCAGAGCCTGGCCGGCGGCATCTATTGCGAGATCATAGAGGACTAACCACGGACGCGCCCAGCAGGGCGCAGGAAGGAGACAAGGCACCATGACGACCAACAACACCACCAGCCCGGGAACCCTGTACAACATCGCCCCAGAGGGCAAAGCGCAGCTATACACCGCCGCGGAGATCGTCACCGCCTGACCCAGAACAGACAACCGAAGAAGCGCAAACCAGCACCGCCAGGACGGAACCAAAACCGCCCCAGCGGTGCTAATTTTATGCCCGTGTAGATTTTTGACAATGCCCCCGCAAATATAGAAATCGAACAGAAACGCCCCGCCACGCTTTCCTGGAGTTGAGGGAACGCCCCGACACCGACCCCCAGAGAAAAACGCCGTCAGCAGCCCCGCAGAGGGCAAAGAAGCGGGAAAGAGCAGCAGCAGCCCCTCACGCGTGCGCGCGCGTTTATTCCGGGCGCGGTTGAATAAAGAAAGAATATATCCCCGTATATAACCACCCCAGCGGAACAGAAACGAGCGCCAAAGCCCCCAGCAGGACATACGAAGCAGGAGAACAACGGAGAAAAACGGAGACCACCAGCGGGAGGCACTGACCGGAAGAAAAGAGCGGCGGCGAGGGGAGGGAAGGAGAGTCGCCCCGCGGCCTATGTTCTGGGCTGAACAGCTGACCGACGGGGACCGGCAGCGGCGGCGGGGTGCCCCGGCTCCATGCCCTGACCATCCGGCAGGCGGCAGCCACCACCGACAAAACAGCCAAAACCGGCGGAAATCGTCAAATCAGAGGCCGAAAGCGGACGAAATGAAAGAGAACTTGCAAAAATTGCAACATTCCTTTACATATTAGGACAATATGGAAAGGAAAGCACCCCGGCGGCGGGCGTTTTTCCTGCAAAATCCGGCGGAAATGGACGGCACCGGCACCCGCTGACCACCACCGGCACCACCTGAACACCCCCAGGACGGCAACCCGGGGGAGGTTTACAAACCGGAAGGGCAAAGCCTTTTCTCCGTGCTACGCAACTCTCCCCCCCGCTCCCATGTTCCCCACTCCGGCACACCAATCCGCGTTTCTCAAGCAAGTTACCGGCAAGTTAGGGGTAGGGGGGGTGGTTTTGAAACCGGGTCGAAAAAACGAAACGGTCAAAAGGCGGAGGGCGAAAAATAAAAATTTCGGCGGGCGCAAGCGCCATATATGTGAGGGGAAGGTACGGCCTTTGTGCGGCGGTGGTGCGATGGTGGCGGCATGGTGTTGACACGGATGTTATATGGGGGTGAAAAAGTTTTTATGCTTCCCTTGACACGGCGATTAGACTACCGGTTGCCAAAGGGCCGGGAGCAAGTGGCCGGCAAGTTAGATCGAGGGAGTGTTTTGGATATGGTGGTAGACATTTTCGGGACTGATAAGAAGTACAGCGTGATCTACGCGGATCCTCCGTGGACGTTCAAAACGTACAGCCCCAAAGGCACAGAGAAAAAGTCAGCGCAAAGCCACTATGCCTGCATGAAGAAAGAGGACATACAGGCGCTGCCGGTGCAGGGCATAGCGGCGGAGGACTGCGTGCTGTTTCTGTGGGTCACTATGCCTTGTTTGGAGGAAGGCTTGGAGCTGATCCGTAAGTGGGGCTTTACCTACAAGACCTGCGCGTTTACATGGGTAAAGCAGAACAGGAAGTCGGACGGGCTGTTTTGGGGCCTGGGTTTCTGGACCAGGGCCAACGCGGAGCTGTGCCTGCTGGCGACAAAGGGCAAGCCGAAGCGTGTGAGCAAGGGCGTACACAGTGTGGTGCTGAGCCACGTGCGGGAGCACAGCAGGAAGCCGGATGAGGTGAGAGACCGGATCGTGGAACTGATGGGAGATATACCCCGCATCGAACTGTTTGCCCGCCAACAGGTGGACGGCTGGGACTGCTGGGGTGACGAGGTATAAGGGAGGGACGGTAATGAAGCGTAAATATAAAGCTGGTGCGCTCGTAACGAATGTCGCACAGCTACTGGATCACGAATATTTTATGGTCCGGTTTGGCATACGCAATACACCTAAGACGATGCACAGGGAGGCGCTGGCATCGTGGCAGCTGCGCATCTGCGAGCGGTTTGTGAGGGCGGGACGTGTGTCTGTTGCGGAGCGCTTGACAAACGGCGAGTATTATACGTCGGTGCAGGACTGGGAACTGTTAGATATGTTTGATAAGGAACTCTGCGAAATGTGCAGGGATATGAACGGCTTGATGATTCCTTGCGAGGGCCTTTGCTGTGGAGACGTACTTGCGGCATGGAAAAAGAGACCTGTGAGGTGAGATGCTTATGAATGTGATGACGACTATGAACCGCAGAGAAGTTTTGCATGATACGGATTGCGCGGATTGCCTATGCCGCGTCTGCGCTAAGAACTCCGTAAACGATGCGCATAACCCGGCTGCACCCTATAAGGACTGCGGGTGTGACAACTGCGGCATTGGGAGCCAGCTTGTAGAGACCACGGCGGATTGCAGGGGCTTTGTTCCAGACTGCGATGACTGCGAGGAAAGAGAGTGTGACGGCGATGTGTGCCGAAGAATTGAATAGATGAAAGGAGAACGGGCATGAGAGTGAAAATGGACTACAACAACTTGGTCAAGGAGATCGACAGGACGGTGAGCGCAAGCAGGAGCCGGGCGGCAAGAGAAAACGCCTTTGGAATAGGCATCGGGCTTACTATGCTGAACGGCTATCTCACAGAAATTGCGAAGCGGGCCGTAGAGCTGAACGATGACAAACTGATTAGCCTATGCGTTGATATGGGGATATTGAAACAGGAGGAAAATAAATGAGCGTATGCGGAAAATGCGGAAAGGACTTTGATGCGGCAGCATCCGTCTCATATATTTACTGCCCGGACTGCTGCAAAGAAATTGAGACAGCAGGGTTTCCAATCCGTGAGATTCTTGAAAAGTCCGCCAAAAAGCCAAAAGCGGCAGTGATGGGCGGCATTAAGGACAGCGGAGAGCGCACCACCTTCAGCACAGGGGCGCAGAGGGATATGCACAGCGGGAAAGGCCGCATGGATCTTCTGCCGTGGGCGGCGATCATCGAGGTAAGCAAGCACTGCGAAGCAGGGGCACTCAAGTACGGGGTGCATAACGTCGATAAAGGCATCCCCACCAGCAGCCTGATGGACAGTGCCATGCGACACGCGGCAAAGTATCTGGACGGACAGGAGGACGAGGATCACCTGCTTGCGGCGGCGTGGAATCTGCTATGGGCGATCGAGATGCGCTGCAAGAAGCCGGATTGCGTTGATACGCCGTGGAGGGAGGAAAAGGTATGAGCAAGGCAGTGATGATAAGCATTCGTCCCAAGTGGTGCGAGAAGATTTGCAACGGCGAAAAGACTATCGAGGTGCGAAAGACGCGCCCGAAGATGGACACGCCGTTTAAGTGCTATATCTACAGCACCATCGGAGGGCGGGACTTAAATATTCCGATTTCTCAGGAACGGCTTATGCGCGACTACATGGAAACCGGCTCGATGAAATCATTGAACTGTCCGCTTGGGAACGGCAAGGTCGTCGGGGAGTTTATCTGCGACCAGATATATGAGCTGGAAACCAAAGCGCGCGGCGGCAGCTATTATGTCAAAGGTGAGGATCAGCCGACAACAAACGATGTTGCGCGGCAGTCGTGCCTTACCCTCAAAGATATGCACGAGTATCTGAAGGGGGCAAAGGGCTACGGCTGGCATATCTCCAACCTGAAAATCTACGATACGCCGAAGGAGTTGAGCAAGTTTTCGCGCCCGTTTGAAAACTGCATAGACAAAGTGTGTGATGAATTTGGGTGTGCATCATGCGAAAATGGCGGTCATATTAAGCACGCGCCGCAGAGCTGGTGCTATGTGGAGGAGCAGAGATGAATAAACGACTGACGAAGCGCGACACCGATGGACAGGCAATGATGGACTGCCAGAAGTGCAAAGCGGATTGGACGGGTAAGCATGGTAAGCCGATGGCTGACTGCACTGCGCTGTACTGCCGCAATCTCCTCAAGGATCGCCTTGCCGCCTACGAGGACACGGGGCTGACACCGGAGGAAGTGTCTGAGTTGATTAAAGACTGGAGCGACCTTTGCACTGTTGTTGGGGAGTGCGGTGGGATCGATATGATACGAGAAATCTGCAAGGCAGGCAAAGAGAAAAGATTGGTGGTACTTCCATTCAGGGTGGGTGCCAAGGTATATACGATCTTTTGCGGTGAGGTCGTAGAGAAAACCGCTATTGAGTTCAGAGTGAACGGATTTTCAAAGCCGGGAGTGAGCGCGGTTCTGGCTACGGACACCCTTGCGCCGGCTATCACGCCGCTGCGGTTTGCCATTGGTCGAACTGTTTTCCTCACCAGCGAGGAGGCGGAGAAAGTGCTGAAGGAGGTCGAGCAGGGATGATATACACCTTTCATGTGGGAGATTATGTGAGGTTGGAACGTGCCGATGGCACATCCTCCAAGACGCTTACCGGATATGTGTCGTCTTACCAGAGGCCAGGGCGGTTTCACAGCTTCATTTTCAAGTGGGACGATGGGACGCAGACGGGCTGGAGTGGCAATATAGAGGATCTGCCGAAGAATTTTACTCGCATTGGCAAGTACGATTTTGCGTGGCTAAGAGCGGTCAGGGATTGCGGATATGCGGAAAAGGATGAGCTCGACAAGATGAGCTCCACGAAACTGTTGATGATGCCGGGAAGCCTGCACGAAGGCGACTTTGCGGAAACCGTGGATGGTCGGGTGGGGTACATCAAGAGCATCTGCCGGTGTGAGAAATGCCGGGAGCGTGGGTTCTATGAGCCGACCGTACATTTTACGGACGGTGAGGAGGACTGCATCACCAAGTACGAGGCGGAAAACGGATTCAAGGGCTATAAGCGCATCGGGCGGTGGGAGAACGCAAGCGAAGTACAAAAAGCACAAAAACTGAATGAAATCGAGCCACTGAAAGAAATGGAAAAAGGGAATATCTGGAATGAGCGTAGTGGTGGCTGGCTATATGCCCAGCAATGCAAGATCAACGAACTGGTGGACGCTGTAAATGAACTGCGAAAGGAGAAACAGAAATGACGGAACGAAAGGTGCTGATCGTCCGCGTGAAGGGCGGTATGCAGATAGCGCAGGGCGTGACCAACCATATCATAGAGGGGCTGGTGCGGGGCGTGTTGGTGCTGCCGGAGGAAGTCACGTCCTACGCCGTTGAGGAGTTCCCTGCGCTGGGCGTGGAGAATGAGGACACCATCTATACGGTCGTGCCGGAGGGCGTACCGGCGATAAAGATACTCAACAAGGACGATATACTTCCCATTGGCACGTTTGTGCAGGTACAGGAGGAAAGCGAACAGCGGGATGGCAACGAAGCCCAGCAAGATCCAGCACCGCAGCCGACCGAACCCGCCACGCCGTTTAAGCCAAAGGGATCGATGGCGGAGATCAAGCGGAAGGTTTTTATACGGCTGCAAGCCTACCAGCAGAGAACAAAATTGGGCTGGGCGCAGAGAGTGTCCGACGCTACCGGCGGCAAGGTGGCCCCTGACGTGGTGCGGCTTGGTCTGCTGGAGGCGCGGGACATCGGCGTTGACCGCTGGAAACTCATCGGAAAGGCGCTGGACAAACTGGAGGAGGAAATGGAGAAATGAAAATCTACATAGCTGGAAGGATCACGGGAAACCCGAACTATAAGGCACAGTTCAAGGCTACGGCGGCCATGCTGCAGGAAGAAGGTCACACCGTCCTAAATCCGGCGGAGCTGCCGGAGGGCATGAAGCCAGCGGACTATATGCGTATATGCTTTGCTATGCTGGATAGCGCGGACGTGGTGCTTTTTCAGCACGGATGGCAGGAGAGCAAGGGCGCAAAATTGGAGTACGACTACGCAAAATACATCGGGAAGAAAAATATCATCTTCAACGATTCTCTGGACAATTACAAGGATAATGTCAAGATCGTTGCCGTTATGATGCGCTGGATGATGGATGAGGACTGACTAAATGGATAAGGCCATCTGGACGGTCCGCACCGCCAAGCTGTGCCCCAAGTGCATCAAGGAGATGGAAGCGGAGTACATCGTGTACCTGACGCACGAGCAGCAGAGGAACCGCATGAAGGACATAGCCACGCACGGTTACTGCGACCGCTGCCACGAGGAAAGCTTTATGCTTCGGATGCGCCAGTACACCATGAATGGCAGGACACTGCGGGCGAAGGGGCTGGATAAGAAGTGGAGGGAGTATTTATGAGCATGGACTGTTATCACGACGGATGCCCCTTTCGGGTAAATTCTTCCAGCAGTCTGTATCGTTGTGAGTGCATTACTTGCCCGAACCGAACGGTAAGCAATTTGACGTATACCACCGATAGTACGACACCCGAGCAGGGGAAAGCGGAGGGTAGATAGTAGAGATGGCAGAACAAATCGCATTGAACGTAGACTGCATGGAGTATATGCGGACGCTACCGGATAAGGCGTTTGACCTTGCCATCGTAGACCCGCCGTATGGCATCGGCGAGGACGGCGGAAAAAGCCGAAGCAAATTCGTGACACAGAAAAACGGAAATCGGCTGTATGTAGAGGATGGGCATTACGAAAAGACCGGTTTTGATATTGCACCGCCCAGACAGGTGTTTTTCAACGAACTATTCAGAGTAAGCAAAGCGCAGATCATTTGGGGAGCAAACTACTTCACGCTGCCCCGCGCTGGAGCTATCGTGTGGGATAAGTGCAACGATGGTTCAGACCAATCTGACGGAGAGATTGCCTTCAATTCTTTGACAAGCCGTGTAGATATATTCCGCTATATGTGGCGCGGGATGATGCAGGGGAAAAGCATCTCCGAGGGAACGATCCAGCAGGGCAACAAGGCGCTGAACGAAAAGAGGATCCATCCCACGCAAAAGCCCGTGGCATTGTACGAGTGGCTGCTGCAGAAGTACGCAAAAGAGGACTGGCGCATACTGGACACGCACCTCGGCAGCGGAAGCAGCAGGATAGCAGCCTATAATCTCGGCTTTGAGTTCGTTGGGTGCGAGATCGAGCCGACATACTTCCAACTGCAAGAGTAGCGGTTTGCGGAGCATACGGCACAGGTAAGGATGTGGTGAAGATGAAAAGAAAGATAGAAGATATCGGAACAGGCGGAGCCGGTGGAGTTGGTCCGGTATACATCGCCAATGGTGGTGCCGGCTGCGAGCCTGGACCCGGTGTATGTACGCCCGGTTCAGGAGGCTCCGGTGGAAATGGACGATTTATCTGGTGCCGCACAGAGGACGACCGTATGGTGCGTTTTTGGCAGAGAGTTTCGGAGAGCATAATCAACGCAAAGATTGAAAGGCATACTCCACAGGCGTGTTGCCTAAAGCATAATCTGAGACTTATTCAAGACCACGGAACGGAGATCTACCACAAGTGTTATGTGTGCGGTAGAGACTGGACGGAGCCTGTGTTTAAGGATGGAATGACCTTCGATGAGTATATCAACTCCCCGGCGTCAAAAACGCTGGGGACAAGAATCGTGACTATGTGAGGAGAAAAGCATAATGGGAACTTTTTTTGGCGTCCTTGTCGGCTTCGTTCTGGGCCTCGTTCTGGCTGGTGCCGCATTTATCGACATCGTTTCAACGGACAATGAGCGAGGCTATCAGCCCAACAAGCCCTTGAACGGTCCTCCCCCCAACAAGGGGAACTGCATACAAAAACTACCTGATGACAAGAGACAGCACAAGGCACCGCTGATGATACAGACCGGAGATTTCCGCAAACCGGAACGGATTATCGGTATTGTTTATGGGGAGGATGCGGCCTTATGGCACACTTACATTTTCAAGTCATGCTGCGGCGCGGAATATTTTGAGGACAACGGGGAAATTGCTGGTGTTGTTATTCTGCCGAAGGAGGACGAGCAGTGAATCAGTACAACAGAAAACCCAGCGGGAAACTGGAGGTTTGCCCCCACTGCGGAAGAGACAGCGGGGAGCGCAAAATCGGTATTCATGTGCCGGAAAGGTACTATGTGCGCTGCGCGAGCTGCGGTTTCACTCTGTCAGGGTGGAGCCAGAGCGCCGCTACGGCAAGCTGGAACAGACTGAGTAAGAAGGTGAGGACATGAAAAGCAAATGCTGTGTTGGATGTAAGTGGCACGAGGAGTGGGCTTGGGCGTGCTTCAATGGAGATAGCCCTTACTGTGCCGACTTTGTGAACTGCGGGTGCCCGCTGTATGAGGAGAAGGAGAAGGAGGGCGAAGAATAATGGGACTTTGCGCTCGTGCGAAAGGGCTGACCGATGAGACTGGTTTTGACTGTGGGTATCTTACATACGGCACGTTTATCCTTGAACTGATAAAGGTTGCCTACGGCCAGCAGTGCCACAACATTTTTAAGAGAAATATGCTCCGCGGTGCGCCCTTCTCTGATGCAGAAGCAGAATACTGGAACGCGCACTGCAACGACGACCTGGACATCCTGATTTTTCATTCAGACTGTGGAGACAAATTCACTCCGCAGGAGTGTCGCAAGATATACAACGCCATGAAGGATTTGAAGTCCGATATGATGGGGCACAATTACCACGTAATGAAACCCTACAATATGTTTGAGCACTGGAAAGCAATATTCAAGCATTGCGCTGACCGCCGGGTAAACCTGTACTATTCGTGAGGAGCGATATAATCAATGACCAAAAGGGAACAGATAGTCTATAAAACAATGAGCGAGAACATTGTCCGTGCCGGGGAGTTCGGATTATGCCCCGGACCCTTCGTGGCTATGCGGGCAGAGTACCGGCGCGTTGTGCGTCGGGAGCAGACGCACTTCCTGTTGGAGTTCATGCTGCTGGCACTGTTGATCTTCGCGCTGATCGCCCCGTGGAGAGCCAGCGCGGACACGCCGCATACCGTCCTGCGGGTGGAGTGGGGCGAAGATGTTGACAGCCATGATACAATCGTAGAAGAGGATCCCGATGAGTCGGAACGCATACTGGAAGCCATCAAGGCAAAAAGCAACGTGCTGGAGGACTGCATCATTACCGGCTACTGTGCAGACTGCGTTGAGAAGTACGCGCACATGAACCAGGACGAGTTCGGCAGGGTATTGACCGCAAGCGGCCAGTGGGTATACCCAGGCTCTTGCGTGGCGACCGACCCGGATGTGATACCGACCGGCAGCACAGTTATCATCGGAGACAAGACATACATCGCCCTGGACGTGGGCGTAATAGGAAAACACGTTGACATACTGATGACCCATGAGGAGGCCGCCGTGGCGGGAGCCAGAAGGGAAACGGTGTGGTGGTGTGAGGAATGAGACACCATATATTATATAATGTATTTTTACATTATTCGACAATGAACGTGACGTGTTGAGCAGGTTTGCAAGTATGTGATTTTACACACGAAAATGCACACGGATTTCAAAAGTGCTGTGGCGCAGCGGGTTTATAAGGAAAAGTGAGCGTTCGAATCCTTCTCCCGCTGCCATGGAGCCTTACTTTTGAACCATTGCATGGTG